TCTGCATTCCATGTAAGAGTGCCAGAAGTTGCAGTAAAATCTTGTTGAGCAGTTTTTCCTAGCCTCCAAGAAGGAAGAACTCCACGAGTAACCCTTCCAGAGCTATCAATAGTCATTGCCGTATTACTATTCGTTGCGTCTTGTATGGTATTTACTTTAAGTATTGATGCCATTGTCTTATCCTACTAAATGTCCACTAAAAAGTGATTGATGGTGTACTTCGTAGTTTGAATCTGCATTTGCATAAACAATAACTCTTATAGTATCATTTGCTGTTAACTTAAAAACACCACTTCCAGTTACAGCTTGATGATTACTAGCTGGAGCACCCTCTATGCTATAAAAATCTCTATTACTAGCATCATCATTATTTCTTAATATTTTTATAAGAAGATATCCACTACCAATACCGTCAACTCTTGCAATTAAAGAAAAATGATATACTCCACTAAGAGGGACTGTTACAATTCCACTACTCCAAGAAAAACCACCTTGAGAAAAACAGTTATCTGCTTCTGAACTTATACCTTCATTCCACTCTATAATAGTATCAGTATCACTAGCAGTAATACTTTGACTACTACTTATACCAACCCTAAAAGCAGGAACAGAAGGCTGTAATACTCGACCACTACTATCTATCGTCAAGGCACTTGTGCCACCAGAATGTTTTATTGCATCCACATGAAGTTCACTTGCCATTATTGTGCTATCTCCATTAAAGTTATCCTTCCTGCAGGTGAATAATCATCTCTGTTAAATTGCACACTCATATTTCCAAGTCTTGATGCTCCAAAAACCTCATAAGTAACACTACTTGTAGTAGAGGGGCTATCAATTACCTGATGACTAACATGCGTCATATATCTATCAGCATCATCTGTCAGATAAGCCGCTGTCCCAAATTTACCATCCTCAGAATAAATATTTGTTGATCCTCTATGTAGTTTAATCAATGCACCTCTCCAATCATTTGTTGCATAAGATTCCACATAAACATGATATGTAAATTGTATAAATATTTTACTGGTAATAAATTTTGGAGTTATGGCTAATGAACCAATGGATGCCATTGTTGCACTACCAGTATCGAGATAATCTAAAGCACCACTTTGAAATTGGACCACATAACCAGATGGCATCTGAATAGTTTCAGGATTTTGTTTACCCTCAATCTTATCTACTACTAATCTACTGGTCATACTATTGTATACACTCCGTTAACTGTGATTGTAGCATTTGTAACTGTTATAGGTCCTGCTGACAATCCGTTTGTACCACTAGGTATTGTTATGTCTGCCGTAATACTACTGCCGTTGGTTCGTATTATACTGTCGTTTCCAAGAAAAGGATAGCGTGTATCTGATTCTGATTTTGTGTAGCTGTTGGCTATAGAAAAAGCATCATATACTATAATCTCAATCACATCATTGAGAGATGTACCAGTGGTTAGAACTACCGTTGTGCCAGACGTTGCTGTATAGTCTTCAGCACTTTTCAATAATACCCCATTCTGAAATACATCACAATAAACAGAGTCTGTATATGTAAGCACGTTCGCATTGGCATCTGAACCACTAAAGGATGTCTGCCCTGCTGTGGCTTGATATATAAAGCGTGTTCTAACTCCTTGGTTGGGTGCTTTTCCTATATAGGGCATTAGCCTTTAACCTTTGCTAGATGGTCAGCGTATGCTTTTTTAACTGCATCTGTATGAAACTGTGCCACCAGTGCTTTTACATCAGCACTTTCGTTTGTGCTGTCATCATTAGGTGCTATCACATGACGATGAAATGAACGTGATATTTCCTTACCATCCTCTTTTATTACCGTTGCTGTCCTGATTTGAATGTGTTTGAAGTCTCCTACTATCTCAAATTTATCTTGTATTTCTTCTTTTGTTATTGCCATTATTTTTCCTCTAGTAATATTTATGATGCACGATAGTGTATGCAACCCCTTAAATCTGACCCATCTCCTGCCCTAGTTGTTACGTTTACAGGGGAGGTATCATTATTAGTACCTGTCATTTTCAAAATCACTATTCTATGTGTGCTTTCTTGTGCTTGTACGTTTATGTAAGAACCAGTAATACCAGTAAAACCAGATACTTGAGCAGTTCCAATACCCTCGCCATTAAAGCCACTAGGATGACTAACTTGATAAGGTAAACCATCTATGACAACACGACCTGACCCTTCCGATACATCTGTAATGTTTGTAAGATTCCACCAAGCTGTAACATAACGTCCCACTCTAATGTAAAAACCTTGTTGCTCAACGAATGTATAACTTCCTGATGAAGTTTCACCCTTATAGTCTGGTGTCCAAGTGCCTTCTTCATAATTATGAAAAAGCTCTGATGACATACTACCACTACCATCACTTGTAGCAGAAAAATCTATGCCATGACCATCTGCTACAGTTATATTGCCATCTGTAAGATTCAGACCATTCGCCACTGTAAGAGCCGTACTAGATAATGTAAGACCCTCTGCTCCTGCTCCTCTAACTTTAGTTAATGCCAATTCTTACTCCTAGCTTGGTTTAGTTGGAAACTTTACACTACTCATGTCTAATGCACCATTACTATCTAGCTTTGGATCAGAGTTTGCAGGTAAGTCTCTAAGCTCTTGTCTATAGGTTTTCATAGCACTTGACATAGTTACATCACCTAACGCAGTCCAATCTGTTTCTGCCAGTAATCTGTCTCGTTCTACACGGAGCAATCGCATTGGCTCACGGCTTTGCAATAATGTCTTTTCCCCTGCTACCTGTGCATATGTTACACCCCAGTCCTTTGGGTCTGCGCTCTCTATTGCTGTATTATTTTCATCTGCTCCAATAACCTTGCGAAACATTGCGTTAAACTCTTCTTCATTTGTAGGCTCTCCTCTAAGAACCCACTCTTTTATTCCTAAACTTGTTAATGCGTTTGCTATTGTTGTCATTTTATCTCACCTTATCCCTTAATTGTAATCATTGTGTAATCTCAATCGCAGTTATATTATGGACTGAATTAGTGTACCAAGCTAAGTTTAGGGCTGACGCTGTGCTTGCACTACCAGTTGCAGGTCTTGCTTGACTTTTAAAAGTAAGTGTATTTGTGCTTGAACATTGAAAATGTCCATGTTGGGAATGAGTGACTGATAAATTTCCAGTTACTTGTGTATCTGTTCCCTCAAAAAAAGTAGCTGAAATAACTGTTGATGAGCCAGTTTCTATTAACCTTGTATCCATACGAGCTTGGTCATTTGCACCTGATACAGTTATGCCTATTTGCTGAGTAACAAGAACAAAAATTTTTGAAGTTGCAAACTTTGGTGTAATATTTACTGTCAGTCCAGTATCTGCATATGACGTTCCAGTATATGATGTAGCACCTCCAGATAATTGTGCTGTTTGCATTTGCACCACACTACCACTAGGCATAGCTACAGTTCCTGCTGTTGTCTTACCCTGTATGGTATCTACTGATAGTGTACTCATTGGGCAATCTCCATTGCTGAAATCCAAGATACTCCTCTTTCATAATTAGCTGCATCTGTGTCATCTACTGTTCTATTGATATGTAAGTTATTATTTGCACTTGCGTTATATCCTAACTTATATGCTATAGGTAAGGTAGTATTTGGAGAGTCAAAATATCCCATATGCAACATCTCAGGCGTAGATGATTCATTATCTAGATGGTAACTTATTACAGGTGATGCTATCCCAGTTCTTCTACTACCTGCACTTCCTGTGTGTGCTAATTTTGTACTATCTCTAAAGAAAAAGAACATAGTATCCCAAGGGTTGTTTGCACATTCAAAAAATAACTGTGCTTCCAGTTTAATAATTGAGTTTGCCCTTGTTGGAGTTATGTTTACTGTAAAGTTACTTATTGCTTGGTCAGCATTTGCACTCGCAATAGTTTCTGTTTGAGTGGTTGTTAGCTGAAAATGTTTCATTTGGACAATATACCTATACGTGCCATCTTGTGTCTGTCCTTGTAAGCTGTCTACTCTTAATGTACTCATTGTTTATCCTACTAAATGTATATCCATCCAAGTCTGATCATCATCCAAGCCAACAGCACTACCACTATTACCAGTAACTCTTGTTCCGTAGCTTTTACCAGTTTCAAGTTCTGCCAAAATAGTACCAAGGCAAGTGGTAAAACCTGCTCCATTTCCGTGTGATAAAACAAGTTTTCCAGTTTGATGTGCTGTTAAAGTTCCAGTTGCATCTTGTAAATCCCAAAACAAATAAGTAAACTCAGCATTTAATCTTACAGCAGCAGAAATACTATAAAGTCCTGTTACTGGAACAGTCCATGTGTTTGTAGAAGCATTTAAGATTATTCCTCTGGAAGAGAGAACATTTTTCCAAGGCACTAGTGTAGTCACACTAGGCGAAATAGATGTAGTGTGCGATACGCAGTTACATATAAGAAAAGGTATTTGGTTTTGTGTAACTCTCCCACTACTATCAATAGTCTGAGCCGTAGTGCCATTCGTATGCTTTATATTCTGTACTAGAAGGTTGCTCATATGATTGCTAGATTACCCCCTGAATTTACTGTGATAGTTATGCCAGAAGATACTGTCAAAGGTCCTGTAGCTGTAGCATTCTCTGTAGCTTCGATTGTTACGTTAAAATCTACAGTTTGTATGTTTGTTCTAAACATACCACCATTCTTAAAGTTTCCTTTATTCTGTGTAGGTATTGTAATACTTGTATCTGTTGCACCAAGATAAATTACAAAGATATTTCCTGTGCCACTTGATGGAGCTTCTGTAAATGTAAGACTTGTTCCGTTTGGCACAGTAAATGCGTCTACACTCTCTTGTATTACACCGTCAACGCTGACTATAATGTCTTCTTGAGCAACAGTCTGGTTTAATGTAAAGACCGTTGTAGAGCCATCTCCGTTGAACTCCTGCGTTGCAGGTCTTGATGAAAAACTAGAACCAACTTGACT